GATGAAACGCATGCCGGACAAAGACGTTGGGTTCTGGGCAAGCCTGATTGCCTGGCTTTACGCCCACAAAAACGAAACCGGCTATGCGGGTCTTGCCGGAGTCATGGCGATTCTGAGAGCCACATACGTTGGCAAAGATGCATGGTCACGCCGCCTGCTTGATGCAGCGATGTGCAGCGTTTTCGCCTTCTTCCTTCAGCCAAGCCTGCAGGTAATTGGTTCGGTGTTTAACTGGCACTTCAGTGAAGACATTACGCGGGTTGCTGCGGTCTTCCTTGGCTTCCTCGGTGTTGACTACGTGTCTACGAAGATACGCCGCCAGATAGATAAGCGATTGGGAGACAGTAATGCTGACAGCCAATAGTTTTCAGCAAGCTACCGGCGTGAGTAATGCGCTGCGTGATGCCTGGTTTCCTCATATTGCGGCAAGCCTCTCAGCCTTCCAGATAACCACGCCATTACGGCAGGCTCACTTTCTGGCACAGACAGGGCATGAGTCAGCCGGGTTCCTGAAGGTGGAAGAGGGGCTTAACTACAGCGAGAACGCGCTGACTGCCATGTTTGGTAAGCGCATCACTGCTGAACAGGCCCGCGCCTATGGTCGTAATGCGATGCATGCGGCTAACCAGAAGATGATCGCCAGCATCATTTACGCAAACCGTAATGGCAATGGTGATGTGGCTTCGGGTGATGGGTATCGCTATCGCGGCCGTGGCCTGATCCAGATTACCGGCAAGGCGAACTACGCAGCACTGGTAAAACAGATGGGCGCTGATGTGGTGGCTAATCCTGATTTGTTGCTGGGCTATCGCTTTGCTGCGATGTCTGCGGCGGCATGGTGGAAGAATAACGGCCTAAACGAGCTGGCTGACTCTGATGATGTTACCCGCATCACCAGAATCATTAACGGTGGCACCAATGGTCTGGACGACCGGAAATCCCGCTTATCAAAATCTAAGGGGATTCTATGTTCAACGTAATCGGCTTTATCCGAAACAATTCAGGCCTGGTCATCATCGGTCTTATCTGCGTGGCGCTGTGGGGACTGAACGCCAGTAACTCACAGCTCAAAGCAACGAACGACAGGCTTGAGAAGCTGGCAAACAGCAAAGACGAGCAGATTAACGATCTGCGCTCCAAGAACGATGGCCTGGCATCAAGCGTCACTGAGCTGGTAACAGCCGTTAAACAGCAAAACGAAGTGATGAGTCAGGTCACAGAGCAGCGCGCCGTAACAGCCCAGCAGAACCGGAAACTACAGAATGAAATTAAGCGTTACCTTGCGGCGGACAAGTGTGCTGTTGCTCCTGTTCCCCCTGATGCTGCTGACAGGCTGCGTGACGCAGCAAAAGCCGCTGGTGGAGTACCGGACAGTAAAGCAGACACAGCTAAGCCTTCCGGCTGAACTGACCAATCAGATTGACGTGCCAGCGCCATCACAGGATATGACGTTCGGTGACAGCGTAAGCCTCAACGCTGAGTTATATGGCGCTCTGGGGCAGTGCAACATTGACCGCGCTGCTATCCGGCGCATTGAATCATCCAGACAAGGCCAATAAATATGACCGACAAAGATATTGAGCAGCAGATTCAGGATAAAGGGAAAACCGCACCACGAGTAACTCCTGCCCGAATTGAGGCTGTGATCGTCAGTGAGCATTATTTTACTGCAGGTGACGGCTATGCAGGTGCAGCGTCGCTTACTGTCAAAGAGGGTGAGCTGATTACGCCGCCTGAACAACTGGACCTACTCACCTTCTGCGTGCTGGTGCTGAGTAATGGATTCACAGTCACTGGTGAAAGCGCCTGCGCCAGCCCTGAAAACTTCGATCCTGAAATCGGTCGCAGTATTGCCCGCCAAAATGCGGTTCAGAAAATCTGGCCGCTGGAAGGCTACTTACTGAAGCAGAAGCTCAGCGAACAGTAATCATCACAAGGCGCATTTGCGAGTGCGCCTGATGATGACAAATTGAAGACTTCCATTTAACATCCCTCAAATAATGAGGGAGTATACAAGTGCCTAGTATCAGTCATATCAAAAACCCACTAACCATAATCGGGATATTTGCGGGCATCGTTGAGGTGTCAGCTAACCTTGTTTTGCCATTTTTGAATGAGCCACAGCAGGCCCTATATATATGGTTTTTAATGCTTTTCCCTTCTGGGTTGGTGGTAATTTTTTTTATTACATTGAATTGTAACCACGTAGCCTTGTATGCGCCAAGTGATTACAGTGATGACAATGGCTTCATGCGTGCAAATGGTGTAGTTGCTAACAACGCAGTAGAAAGCAGCACTCCAGCTCAAGGGTTTAGCATCTGATGAACAAAAGTATTGGCTCGACATACGAAAGCACAGTGGTCATTCTGGATAATCAATCCTATGAAAACTGCATATTCAGGAATTGCGACATTATTTACAAAGGAACCAGCGGGATAAATATTGTTGGTTGCAAGTTTTATGATTGCTCTTGGAAGCTCGAGGGCTCAGCTGCCAACACTCTCCAGTTTCTGCGAACGATGTACAAAGGCATGGGGGACTTTGGTAAACAGATGGTCGAAGCAACGTTTGAAAACATAAAAAAATAGCCGCCTTCGGGCGGTTTTTATTTTGTGCTGAAAACTGCATTCACTGAGTTCACTTTTCAGCATAAACACACTGAATCATCGGCTGGTGGTCTCACCATTGCCGAGGGTTATACACATCCAGCCAGCAGGAAACTCTGAATGAACACTCTGAATAAGAGGCAGGCGGAATTTATTTCTGATACCGCAGCAGAAGTCAGGAAGCAGGGTGAGCGGGTCAAAGAGAAGAAAGACAGACTGCAGCAGGATATGCAGCAAGGCGCACGGCTGACACATAACAGATTCAAAATTTAACGGGGAACCCGAGATGGCCATTGTTGAGAAAGCAGATAAGTTCAAAGTGGGCATCAGCCTGAAGGGGCATCCCACGACATCGATTGTTGCTACTGCCAAGCCTCAGCTGTTTGATGGCTGGCTCCGGGTTCACGGCGAATCGGGCTCTCACTACTTTGCAGAGGGTCAGGTTGAAAGCTACTCAGTCAAAAAGCCGGTTGATTCTGCAGCGCTCAATAGCGAACCAAGCAACGGTCAATACCATGGGATCAGCTCCGAACTGGCAAGTTACAAGGCGGCCCGACTGACGGAAGCAGCCGCTGAGACAGGTCAGACACTACAGCTGTTTAAGCATCTGTCAGTCCTGTTACCGATCATGCAGGCAGCTGAAAGAAATGGCTGAGCCTCGCATCTATAACAGCCGTTGGGATAAAGCCAGGCTCTCATTTCTGAAGTCTCACCCTCTCTGTGCCATGTGCCACCGGCAGGGCAGAGCAGTGGCGGCTACTGTCGTTGACCACATCAAGCCACACAGGCTGAAAGAAGCCATCAACGGTGGCAAGCAGGATGAGATAGCGAAGGCTCAAAAGCTCTTCTGGGACAAGGCCAACTGGCAACCCCTCTGTAAACAACATCACGACTCCACCAAGCAGCGCGAAGAGAAGCGCGGTCACGTGATTGGTTGTGATGAGAACGGCTTGCCGCTCGACCCGTCATCACATTGGCACAAATGAGAATGAATATCATTTATCATTGGGGTCAGGTGGGTCATCAGGTCAGATGAGAACGATTATCATCACCATCAGGGAGGGTGGGTGCAGACTTCAGGGGATAGCGACCTCCTGACCGCCCGCCCCCCTTTTTATGCACAACCGCGAAATGAAAAGTTTTTTCTGGGAGGTTTTTATGGCCGGAAGACGACCAAAACCGACCCACCTTAAGGTCGTTACCGGCAATCCGGGTAAGCGAAAGCTCAACGACAAAGAGCCTGCACCCGCGAGAGAAATCCCCAGCCCGCCGTCACACCTCACTGATTGGGGAAAGGTAGCGTGGGGAAAGCTGACTGTACTGCTCGACGGGATGGGCGTGCTGACCGTTGCCGATGTGCTTGCGCTGGAAAGGCTCTGTGATATTTACGCCGACATTCTTCAGCTTCGGATCACAATTGCTGAAGAGGGCAGAACCTACACGGTCCAGACCGAAGGCGGATTTCTGATAAAAGCCAACCCGGCTGTTTCAATGCTAGCTGATGCAGACCGGCGATTTAAAAGCTACCTGGTAGAGTTCGGCCTGACACCGGCTGCCCGGTCAAAGGTGAACGTGAATGGTGGAGAAAAAGAAGAAGACCCGCTCAAC